TACAGCTTTACAAGGTGATAGTTTTGTTTCATTAACAGGTTCAGAAACACTTACAAATAAAGTTTTAACAACACCAACACTTACAACACCTATCGCAAACGCTGGAATACAGTTAAAGAATGGGGCTACTAGTGCAGGTTTCTTAGAGTTCTTTGAAGATTCAGATAATGGCACAAACAAAGTCACATTAATAGGACCAGCTGCTACTGGTGATGTCACAGTAACATTACCTGCCGCTGCTGATACTTTAGTAGGTAAGGCAACAACTGATACATTGACAAATAAAACAATTGATTCAGACAATAACACAATTACAAACATTGTGGATGCTGATATTAAATCTAGTGCTGCTATAGCAAATTCTAAATTAGCAAACTCATCAGTTACTTTAGGTGCAACTTCGGTTGTTCTAGGTGCCACAGCGGCTTCAGCTTCAAACTTTAGCATTTCAGGTACATCAAGTTTATCAGGTACAGGTACAGTAGATACAACAGGTTCAGGTAACAAATTAAGATTTAACTTTGCAAACACAGGTGCCTTACCAACAGCCGCAACTTACGAAGGTATGTTTGCGTATGATATTGGTGGTAATGTACCATATGTAGCAGACGCAGGTGGTTGGCAAAGATTATTACAAGAAGGTGATTCTATTTCACTTTTAGGAAATGTAGGTTCTGTTGCAAGTATATCAGATGGCCAAGTTTTAAAATGGAATTCTGCTGGTGGAAGATTTGACCCAGGTAATGAAGGCGGCGGTATTGCAAGTGTTGTAGCTGACACTACACCTCAACTTGGCGGAGATTTGGACGCACAAGGTAATGATATTCACGATATTGGTTACTTATCTCACCGTTCACCAGACGCAACAGTAACAACAACATTAACAGTTACAGTTGCAACAAAAACTACCGAACATAGTGAGTATGGAGATGGTTCATCAAGTGGTTATAAAATTGATGGACACGAAAGTCCACATCTTACTTTATCAAAAGGTGTTTATAAATTTGACCAAGCAGATGGTACAAACTCAGGACACCCTTTATTATTTTATTTTGATAGAGATAAAACAAGAGCATATACTACCAATGTAGTAACTTCAGGTACACCAGGTTCAGCAGGCGCTCACACAACAATTACTGTTACAGGCGCAACACCAACTCCTTTATTTTATGAATGCTCTGCTCATTCTTACATGGGTCATTCACTAGATATACCTACAGGTAGACAATCAAGATTAAACATAACAACTGACAAAACAAATACAGGTGATGGTTCAGATACAACAATAACAATATTAGCAGATAAAAATGTTGATGAATTACTTGTTTTTGTAAATGGTATTTGTTTAGTACCAACAGATGATTATACAATTTCAGGCACGACATTAACTTTCGCAACGGCGCCGGCAAACGGAGCAGAGATTGTGGTTAGGTACATAGGATAAAAATATGGGAATAATAACAAGAAATTTTGCTAATTCACTTTCTAATCAACAAGGTGTTAACCCTACATTTAAAAATTTAATGATTAATGGTGACATGGGAATATCGCAATGGGGTGCCAAAACAAGTGCTACTGCTGATGTGGCAAATGGTCAAGCTGGTGTAGATAGATTTAACCTTAGAATTGAAGGTAGAACATCTTATGAGTGTAGTTTAACACAAACAACAGATGTACCGGCAGGACAAGGTTTTAGAAATTCTTTAGAATGGAAAACATTGGCAGCTGAAACATCACTTGGTTCATCCGGTATTATTAGATACGGTCAAAGAATAGAAAAACAAATGTTAAGAACATTAAATTATGGTACTGCTTCAGCTGAACAAACAACTTTATCTTTTTGGATTAAATCAAGTGTTACAGGAACATTTGTAGCTGAGTTATGGGATAGAGAACATAGTAAATATAATTCTCAATCATTTACTGTTTCATCAGCAGATACTTGGGAAAAGAAATCAGTAACTTTTGCTGGAAATACATCCGACGCTTTTGATTTAACATCAAACGATAACGGAATGGAAGTTAGTATTTGGACAGCTGCAGGCACAAGCTTTTCAAGTTCAGGTTCTACTACAGGAGGTGCTTGGGATTCTGACGCAACTAAAAGAGCAGGTGGTTTAAGTAATGCATTTTCAACCACTAATAATGCTACTATAGAAATTACAGGTTACCAATTTGAAATAGGTAATACTGCTACAGATTTTGAACAAATACCATTTGATATCAGTTTAAGAAGATGTCAAAGGTACCTAGAAAGAATTGATAAATCATCAACAGAAACAGTTATTTGTATAGGTCAAGGTACAAGTGGTTCAAGTATTTTTGGTAGAATTAATTTTGCAACAGAAAAAAGAGTTGTACCATCTGCTACTATATCGGATGCTAGTCATATACAAGGTTTAACTGGTACTGCCGGCGCATGGTCAAATGCTTCAGGTGCTTCTTTACAAGCAGGTGATGAAAGACAAATGAGATTGGCTTTAACAGGAATGAGTGGTATGACATCAGGTGGTTGCCACGAAGTAAGAATAAATGACTCAAACGGCTATATAATGGTAGCAGCGGAGATATAAAAATGATTAATGCAGTAGAAAAAGTATATTCAGTAGGAGAATTTATAGGTTATAAAATGACACTTTCTGATGGTACGGTTTGGGATGTTCCGTTAGACCAACGAAATATACATTACATTGAAATTCAAGCTTGGGCTGAAATTGACGGAAATAATATAACAGACCCAGGAGCGTAGTGAAAACTTGTATAAATATAGTTAAGGAAGAAATAAAATAATATGCCAGCAATTATAACAGACAGATTTAGAATTCACAATAGTGAACAGTTTTCAGAAGCATTTTCTGAGTCCTCAGGTAATACTTTTTACTTAGGTATTGGTAGACCACAAGCATTTGCTACTTCTACAAGAGGTGACGCTAGAACAAATAATGAGGGTACTGATTCAGCTCCAGTAACTCCAGCAGATAATGTTAATTCGCAACACTTTCCTTTTGACGATATGTTGGCGGCGAAGAAAATTGCTACTACAGATGTAACATTCGCAATACCAAGAAGAAATTGGGCTACAGGCACAACTTACGATATTTACAGACATGATTATGGAGAAAGAATTACAGGTGGCACAACAGCTCAAACAGCAAATAGTGGTGCTTCAACTTTACATGACGCAAGTTTCTATGTACTAACAACTGATAGAAATGTTTATAAGTGTTTAGATAATGATGGTAATACTGCTTCTACGGTAGAACCAACAGGAGTAGATGTTGATATTATTTCTACTGCTGATGGATATAAGTGGAAATATATGTACACTCTATCTGCTTCTCAACAATCAAATTTCTTATCAACAGATTTTATGGCAGTTACAACAAACTCAACCGTTGCGGCCGCAGCTATTGATGGTGCAATTCATATTGCAAAAATTAAAACTGCTGGTTCAGGTGGTGCAGACGGCACTCATACTAATATTGATATTAGAGGTGATGGTTCAGCTGGTAAAGTTTCAGTTACCGTAACTTCAGGTGCAATAACAGCTGTAACAGTAACAACTGAAGGAACAGGTTATACTTTTGGAACAATTTCAAATGCACAAATAGTTGCCGCTGGTGCGACAAATTTAACAGGTGCAGAGATTGATGTTATTATTGAACCAAAAGGTGGTCATGGTAAAAATGCAGTAGAAGAATTAGGTGGTTTTTATGTAATGATGAACACATCACTTGAAGGAACAGAAAGTTCAAATACAAGTGACTTCTCAGTTGCAAACGACTTTAGAAAAATTAGTTTAATTCGTGACCCTAAATCTGGCGGTTCTGCTGCCTCAGCAAATACTTTAAGAGGTACAAAAGCAGTTAATCTTTCAGGTGTTACAGGAACATTTACAGCAGATGAAGAAATCAATCAAGCAACAACTGGCGCAGTAGGTAAAGTTGTAGAATATGATTCAACAAACAAAATTTTATATTATATTCAAACAAGACATACAGACGAGGGTATTGACTCTAACGGAAATCAAACAGCATTTAGTGGCCAAAATGTTATTACAGGCCAATCATCAAGTGCTAATGGTACGCCGACTACATCAACGAGCACTATTAACAGTCAGTCTTTTACAAGTGGTTATTCTGCTTCGGAACTTGACGCTGACTCTGGTGACATTCTCTATATTGAAAACAGAGCGCCTATAACAAGAGCTGCTGACCAAACAGAGAATATTAAACTGGTTATAGAATTTTAGGAGAGTTAAATGCCAAGTCCAACTGACTTTAACCTCTCACCTTACTATGATGACTTTAACGAGTCAAAGAAGTTTCACAGAATACTTTTTAGACCGTCATTTGCAGTTCAGGCAAGAGAGTTAACGCAATCACAATCAATTCTACAAAATCAGGTAGAAAAAGTATCAGACCATCTTTTTAAACAAGGTGCAATGGTTATTCCTGGACAGGTTTCAATTGATACTGAATACACATCAATTAAATTAACTTCAAAGACAGCCGCTAGTTTAGAAACTTATAATAACACAACTCTAACAGGTAATACTTCAGGTGTTGTAGCAAAGGTTGTAGGTATTTCTGTCACAGACGGTACTGACCCCGACACTTTATTTGTTAAATACGATAAATCAGGAACAAACAATACAGATTTAGTTTTTGCTAACGGCGAAACAGTAACATCAAATGCAACAGGCAGTCCAACAATTGTAGTTGCAACAACTCATACAGGTTCAGCTGCAGCTATTGAATCAGGTGTTTATTACATTAATGGTTTTCATGTAAATGTAGATAGTACAACTTTAGTATTAGACAAATACACAAACAGTCCAGATTATAGAATAGGTTTAACAGTTACAGAAAGTTTTGTGACACCTAATGATGACCCCGATTTAGTTGATAATGCTCAAGGCACTTCAAATGTAAATGCTCCTGGCGCTCACAGATTTAAAATTACTTTAACACTTTCAAAAAAATCATTGACTGCTACAGACGATAACAATTTCTTTGAGATTGCTAGAATAGATACAGGTAATGTTAAATCTATGGTTAGAAGTACAGAATATGCTGTACTAGAAGATACATTAGCAAGAAGAACATTTGACGAATCAGGTGATTATGTTTTAGTTAATCCAGATTTTGATGTACGAGAACATTTAGCTTCAGGTAATAATAGAGGTATTAATTCAGTTTCAGATGGTGGTTTAGCAACTAAATTATCAATTGGTGTTTCACCATTTAAATCATATGTAAACGGTTATGAATCAGAAAGATTAGGAACAACTTTTGTTGATGTAGATAAAGCAAGAGATTTTGATACTGCTAATAATAATAAAACAAGATTTACTTTAGATAACTATTTTAATGTTGATAATGTTTATAATACTCCTGATGTAGGGTTTGTTTCAGGTGCTGTAGAGGCATTTAAGACAGTAAATCTTTTTGATACAGCAACAGCAGTTAGAGGCACACAACAAACAACAGTAGGTACAACTGTACCACAAATTGGTCGTGCTAAATCAAGAGGCTTTGAGTATGTAACAGGTTCAGAAACAAGTGATATTTTTGCACAAACTGGCGTTTGGCGACACTACTTATTTGATATTGAAATGTTTACTCATCTAAATGTATTAGAGTCAACTTCATTTACAACAGGTGAAATTGTATCAGGTGCTAGTTCAGGCGCAACTGGTGTTGTTCAAAGTATTTCAACAACTAAGTCAACAGCTGCAACTTCAATTTCAGTTGCAAATCCAGGAGTTGTTACATTAAATGCACACGGATTTAAAGACGGTCAACAAATTAATATTACAGGCGGTAACTTTGCAATAGGTGGTAGTGCTTATACACCAGGAACATTTACAGTTAGAAACACAACTACAAATACTTTTGAATTATTTGGCGCAGACGGAACAACATCTCAAAATGTTTCGGCATTTACTTCAGGACCTACATTAAAACATGGTGTCATA